GGTTCAATGTGAAATGTTGCATCGTTCAAATTATTTGCAACTGCAATAATCCACCAATAATTTTTATCACCATAATACTGATATGCCAATAAATCCAATCTATCGGAAGAAGAACTAATAACATATATATCATCATCCGTTGCTTTTATTTTTGGATATATTGTACTTTCCAAATATTTTCTTTTGGTTTCGTTTGTCGTTAATGTTTTACTATATGAATATCTACTTGCCATTATTTTTGTTCCATATTTTTAACAGAGCGTGCATCTGTCCATTTTTCAATATCAGTTCTTTTATCTTCTTTTTCATTACCATTTGGTTCCGTCATATCATCTAATCTATATGTAATAGTTTTACCATCTTTTGCAATATCAGATGTTTCAATTATTTTCATATCCACACTAACATTAACTACTGTTGGATAAACTATACTCTTATCATCTTTAAAATCAGGATTGGTACTTGCCCAAGAAATACTTTGTGGTACACCAATACTTACATTTGATATCAATACATTTAAATTTTTATAGTAATCACCTAAACTAAATTGTAGTATATTTGGTGAAAAAACTAATGGACTATTTTTTTCATTACCCAATTGAACAGATGCTAACTTTTTATCAGGAAATCCAAATCCTCTTAATATATTTAATTTATTTTTTATTACAGATTGTTGTGTTGTGTTTAACCAATATACATTAAATGAAATTTTTAAATCTCTACTTACACCCAAATATCTATAATTTTTAAATGGAGAACCAACATATTTAAATTCATTCCAATCAGAATTTATTGTTTCGGATATTTCTCCTGTAAATGATGCCGGTAAAATTAATCTATTATTATCTTGTGATTTAAATGATATATAAGTTACTCCTGTTTTTGCATGTTTACTTATAAGTGTATTATATTCATCATTACTAAAAATTTCTTTTTCCAATACATCATTTCTCATAGTATCAAAAGAAGTTAATCCCATTTCACTTCTTTTTTTCATTTTATCCGTGTAATATGAAAATTCCATTCCCATAAGGCCTTCGGTTACTAATTCTATTTGTTTCATATATTCCGATGAAACTAATTTATTATCATATTGAAGTGCAATAACTTCCGTTGGTGGTTTTCGTTTTTTTCTGTTACCAGTTAAGAGTCTATTTACACCTTTTCTTAATGCATCACTTGCAAGTTGTTGTGTTTTACCAATTGCATTATTAGCTAAATCTTTTGCATTAGGAGGGCCTTTTAATAATCCTGTTAGGAAGTTATCCTTCATTGGAGCTTTGGAAATAAAATAATCGGTATCTTCTTCCACTGCATATTTTAATGCAGTGTGGTCACCATTTACGGGTTGAGTTCCTTTTGAAACAGGTGCTGCAGTTTTACTTTCAAAAATTGTATCGGATGGTCTGTTTGCCGAACCTCCTAAAAGATTACCCAAATTTAATCCAAATCCTCCCTTTTTATTTTCATCATTATATCTTGCACCTCTAACTGCCGCAGTTCTAGCTATGTCAATAGTACCGGCACTTTCTATTCTTAATAAATCTGTTCCGTATACTCTTGGAAGATTTCTTGTAAGTTGTAATAAAGGTCTATTTCTATTTAATTCCGAATTTAGAATATTTTCCTGTTTTGCAGGTTTTTCTACAAAAGGAACTTGATAATCTTTATCTAAAAATAAATCTTTAAGAGATTTTGCCATTTATATTTACTATTTTAGTATAAATATTTAATTTAATTATTTACCTATACCAACCCAAACTTTGTTTTAAAGTTGTTTCTTTCTTTTGGCCTCTGCTGTTTAATTGATGTTTTACTAAAGAGTTAGATATATCTTTTCCATCCATAATCATTTGAACTACTGCAGGTGTTGCTTGATATCCAGCCATCTCCGCTACTAATAATTCTATATTTTTTACAACTGTAAGTAATTGAGTACCTTCATCTAATGCAGTTTGTACTTGCTGTTGTTGTTTTACTTGTTCTTGTTGTTTAGGTTTACCAACACCGGTTACCATATCCGCGGTTTTACCTCCAATAAAATATCCTAAGCCTCCACCAATTAATCCACCCAATGGAACGGTAAATGGAGCAAGTGGGCCACCAAATGCACCTATCGATGCTCCTAATTGAGCACCACCATATGCACCAGCCAAACCTGCACCAACACCAGCTGCTGTTTGTGTCATAGTTTGGCCTTCACTAACTCTACCATATACATCCAATCCAACACCAAGTGCTCCTAATCCTTTTCCAGCAACCTTTCCGTATTTGGAATATTTTGCAAGTTTGGATGCATCTTTAAATGCTTTTGCTTCTGCTGCTGATACAATTTGTCCTTTGGCATTTCTAACTAATTGATTTGCTCCCGTACCGGTAACCTTATATCCTGCAAAATTTCCACCTAAAGCAGCTACCGATGGTGCACCTGATACCTTTCCTGCAGCTGCTGCACCTGGTGTAGACATCTTACCAACCGTACCCCTAAGAAGATATCCTCCTGCAGCTGCACCCAATCCTGTTACAATAGCACTGATTATACTTTCTAATTTATTGGATGCAACTGATAATGCATCTAAACTTGTAACGGCTTTTCTATATGCCGGATTTTCATTTAAACCAACGGCCAAAGCCTTTGCAAATTCAGCATCAACAACTGCTTTTGTAACAGTTATTTTTGCTTCGGCAATCATACTTGCCTTTTCTGCACCCGATACTCTCTTTAAAAAGGCTTTATTTTCAGCATCCATTGTTCCAGCAAGTCCCATAGATTTTCCACCTTCTGCACGAGCTTGAAATTCATCTATTCCCATTCCAAATATTTGTTGGAATTGTGCAGCTGCTAATGGGCCTGCCTTTCTTACGGATTCTAATACACCAGATTGTTTTACATTTGCAAATGCCTCACTATATTTTCCTTGATATGCAAGAGATTGTGCAACCGAAAAATCCACAGGTCTATTAAGCATATTACTTAATGATATTTGTGCCTGTAAACTTTGTCTATAATTTAAAATACTTCCTGTAATACCTTCTGCAAATTTAGGAAGATTACCTCCCATTTGTCTAAGTGCAATTGCTTGTTGTTGAAATGATTTTGCATTTTGTATATTATAACTTAACATCTTTCCAGATGCTTCGGCCATATCTTGTAAAATAACTGCTGGGTTTAATTTTGCAATATCTGCCATTTTAGCAGATGTATAGACCATATTTAAAGCGGTTTTTCCGGAAGAACCATCTATTCTTCTAAATGCTGCCATTATATCTCCAATAGATTGAGTACTTATTCCCATCTGTTTTGAAAATACTGCCGCTTGTGAACCCAATGTTGTTCCAAAAAAGTTCACATTTGCTCCTGATGCGATGTCTGTTATTGCACTTGCAACAGATTCGGCACCCACACCTGCTAATTGCATTTGTGATGCATTATATCCTACACTACCAATTCCTCTACCAAAAAATGCAGTTTTTGCAGCTTTGCTAAATTCAACATTTAAAGATTGCATTTTAAAGTCAAATTCTTTAGCAGCTTCTGCAGCATAATACATTCCTCTACCATACTTTTTAGATAAAGGGCCACCAAATAATTTTGCATCTCTATTAAATTTGGCCGCCTGGATATTAACATCTTCCTGTCTACCAGCTAATAGTGGTGCGTAATAATTTGCTAATTTATAATATTGTTTAGAGAGAGCAGGTATATATTCTCTCATTGACATTGCAAAATCAGTCACCGCTGCTCCTATTGCTGCACCTGCCAATGTTCTTTTTAATTTTTGACTATCAGCTGAATATCCTGCCTTTCTAGCGTGATTTGCTTCCAGTAATTGATTAATTCCTTCTCCACCAGGAATTCCACTTAATGCAGCACCTGTTATTGCACTAGTAGACTTTTGTCTTTCTTCGAATTTTAATAATTGTTCATATCTTTGAGATGCTTCACCACTTAGACCTTGAGCTTTTCCCATTTCTCTCAAAGCTTTCTTCATTCCACCTAATCCCTTTCCACTATCATTAATTTTATCTAAGATTTCTTCCCAATTATCACTTAATTCGGCAACATACTGATTATATTTCTTTTGATTTATTGTTCCTCTACTAACTTGTTTATTTAATTTATCAAAAGAAGATGGCATATTTTTAAGATAGTCCGATGCTTCTATTAATGCATCTCGTTGGTCTTCTTCTAAGTTTACATTTTTCTTTAAGAATTTACCAACTCCACCAGTAGCTGCTTTGATTGCATCTACGTTTTTATTTATTCGTTTGGTTTCATCGGATTGTTCACCATATTGTCTTGTAATACTTCTTTGAAATGCGTTTAAGTCTGAAAAATTATCTGATAAATCATCTACTGCTTTTGCCTGTGCTTCTAATACTTTTGCAGCTTTTTCTGCTTCCTTTGATAAACTTTTTAATTCTCCTTCCGCTTCCGAAAGGTCATTTTTTACTCTATCTATACTTTTATTTAATTGCTTCCAAGCATTTAGTTGTTTATTCAAATCGGTTAGGGCACGATAATCCGATTGGCCTAATTCTTTCTTTTTAGCCACCAACTCATTATACAATTGTAATTGTTGTTTTATTTCATTTACAATTGCCTGTTGTTGTTTTAGTTCTTCTTGTGGATTTGCCATTAGTATTTCTTCTTAAGCACTTTTTGGATATCTTTTGTATCAATACCTTGTTTGCCCAATGTATGTTTCATTTGACGCAAAGAAGTATTTATCGAATTATCCCACTTTTGATACATTGCACCTAATTGTGGGTCTCTTTTTTTCATATTTTTAATAAAGTCTTGTTCTGTATTTCTATCTTTTGCTCTTAGATACAAATCGAAAACTTTATCAAACATTGATAATTCAACTAATCTTTTTTTGGACATAATAATACTTTATGTATAAATATTACTTTCTAATAGTTTTTGATGGTGTTGATTTACTTCTAACGTTTTTATTAATTTTTTCGTAACTTTCTTTCTCTATATTTTTTGCTTTTAATAATTGATTAAAATAAAATTCTCTCAACTTTGTTGGCATAAAATATAAATCACTCCAATTAAATCCACCATTTGAATTGTAGACCATTTGGAATATTTGTTCATGTAAAATTACGGAATAATTAGTCGGCAGGGTAAAAAAAGTCAACCCCGAATGGGATAGCAAGTGCCTCCGTCTCACCTGTTGCTGGGTATGTGTAATTAAATGTAAAATTTAAATCAGGAGTAATAGATGTCATATATTTTCTCAATTCTTTAGAATCTCTTGCCAATAATTTATTGGTAACAAAATCTGCTATTACCGATGAATCTTTACTACCATTTATTTCAGTTATAATTCTTCTATATCTTGCCGTAATCTCTGCACTATATTGAGAAACTTTACTTATTGCTTCTATATCTTTATTAATTGCCAACTCATCACCATGTGTAAGTAATTTAAACTTAATTGGTGTTTTTGAATGTGGTAAAACAAAATCATATTCATTATTTCTATTTAATAATGAATCATCTAATTCTTTAATTTCTATTTTAGATAAATCAACATTTACCTCAACATTTTCACCTGTATATTTATCTGTGACTGTTATTGGATAATTTGCACCAAATGCTAAAACTCTAGTTGCAACCAATATTGCACTTTTATCACCCACCAATATATCATCAATTTTAACTCCAGGTTCAACTACAACCGATTCTAATAATTTATCAATATGAATATTTTTTCTAATTAAATTCGCAGAAGTTAAAATATCTTCTTCTTTTGCAGTCATCAATTTAATAGTAATTTCACCTTTTGCTAATGGATGTCCTTCAGGATAACATAATCCTTTTGATGGCAAACTAATCATTTCCGTAGGAAAAGGAAATGATTTTTGTGATTGTTGTGTTTGAGGTCCTAATCCTCTTGAAAATTGTGGGTCTAAATTTTGCTCCATATTATAACTTTGTTGTTTATTATATATATCTTATTTATAAAAAAATAAAAGGGGAGCAATTTGCTCCCCTTTTCTTATAATTTTTATTTCGATTAGTATTCTAAGATAGCTTGGTCGAAAGTCAATGTTAATTCAATTGAAACTGGATCTGTTGCGTTGCTCCAATCCATCTCACCAAAATTAGCTTGAGATATAAATGCTCCTTCCAAAGTCCATTGTTCTACTTTATCACCTACCGGTCCTAAAGAGTAGAAAGTAATGTTCTTTTTGTAGAATGCTGCATAACCATCTCTACCTGTAATAGATTCATGTGATAATCTAATCCAATCCATTACCGCTTGTGCTCCAGATGGAACGATTGGGTCGTATAATGTTACTGTGATATCATCCCAGTTTGATTTACCTTTAATCTTTCTTTTCACATTGATATGGTCTAGCTCTACAACTTCAGATGTGAATGTAGGTCTAGATGCTGTTTTTACCATATACGCTGGGATATTGGTTCCAGAAAATTCCATATAGAATCTGTTGGCTAACTTAGGTTCCCATTGTTTGTAAAAAATCTCGTTGTATGTTAAAACGTTTGGCATTTTCTTCGATTTATTTATTTATTTTATATAAATATTTGTTTTTTAAATTATCCTTCAAAACTTGCACCTGTTGGTAAGATGTTGAAATCAATTTGAATGAATTCAGCTGTCTTAGTTGGTTGTAAGTAGATAGAACCTTTCATAATGTTTCTATCAACTACATCAGGTGTGTTATTACTCTCATCCATTACAACTCTGAAAGCGTATAAACCTTGGTTTTGTTGAATACCTGTTAAATAAGGATTTACAATGTTTAAGAATGCTTGTCTTGTTGTAGATGTATTTTGTTCGAATACTAAATATCTTGAAGTAGATGCGATGTATTTTCTAACACTCAATAATAATCTTCTTACGTTGATTCTATCTAATGCTGATGGTTTATCTTGTAAAGTTTT